TTGTCCAGCTTGTGTGTTGTAGCTGGTCTTCTTCCAGACCGTACCAGTTGTTTGTGCGTAAATGGCCTCGCCATCCAAAGGCTCGTCAACGCCCACAATTACTTGCGTAACCACGTTGTTTTCGTCAAGTTCTGCAAAGTGTGCCATAGTTGTTTACCAAGTGATAGTTCCAGTGCCAGCAGTAATTCTGTATATCTTATATCCAGCCCTAGATGCGGTATCAGGGGTAATGTTTCCCGCGCTGCCGTTAATAGTTAGGCCAGCACTTGCAGCAGATGCATTAGGGTAAGAGCTTAAATAAGCAATAATAACTACGCCAGAGCCGCCATTAGCTCCTGTTGCATTAATGTAACCAGCACCACCCCCGCCACCGCCAAGGTTTGCTGTTCCCGCTACACCAGCTACATTAAGACCGCCAGCACCGCCACCACCAGTACCTCCAGCGCCGGGGGAGCCACTTATAACTCCACCACCTCCGCCACCGCCATACGTTATTGCTGACCCCATTATGGTTTTAGAAGAGCCTGCACCACCAGTGCCACCAGAAGCGCCAGCAACACCATTAGCGCCTGTGCCACCACCACCACCACCAGTGTAATTTCCAGAATTTATACCCGCAGCGCCGTCATAGCCTTGCCTTGGTGGGCCAGCAGCTCCAGTTCCCGGAGAAATATTGTTGTATGTACCCCCACTACCGCAACCGCCAGAGTTTGATGCTGCTGCTGTTGGCTGATAGGCTTTTGCGCTACCACCACCTAATGCAGTTATCGTAGTAATCCCCGTACCAGAAATTACTGAATTAGAACCGTTAGAAGCAACATTACCATAACCAGCCGCTGTTCCTGTTGCTCCTGCGCCAACCGTAAATGTATAGGCTGTGCCCGGACTTAAATTTTCAGTGGAGTTTAATATACCGCCTGCGCCGCCACCACCGTTACCAATATTTCCTGAGTTTCCGCAAGTACCAGCACCGCCACCAGCAAGAACCAAATACTCAATTGGAAAACTTAAAAGGGGCCATGTTCCTGCTTTTAACGCTTGCAAAACAGTAGCAATTTTCCAAACTCCTTTAGCGCTAGACGTTGATGTCGGTTGCGCCGTGGACGAAAGAATGGAGCCTCGGTATCTAGTAGCCATTTTTGTTTACCAAGAAATAGCGCCAGTACCGGCAGTGAATCTGTAAACCTTGTAACCCGTGCGATACGTTGTGTTTGGCGTGGTATTGCCTGCGCTGCCGTTACAAGTCAGCCCTGCGGCTACAGAAGAAAGATTAGCGTATGTGTTGGGGTAGGCAATAACTAATATCCCAGAGCCACCAGTGCCGCCTACTGCAAGTGCGCCACCGCCACCACCACCGCCACCTTGGTTAACGCCGCCTGCACTTGTGTTAGTGCCAGTTACTCCACCACCTCCACCACCTAAACCGCCAACGGTTGTACCTGTGTTTCGAGTCCAACCACTACCTCCGCCAGCGTAATAAACACCCGTACTTGTGATTGCGGTTCCAGTTAAAGTAGTAGTGGTGGCCTTGTTCATGGTGTAAGTACCAGTGCCGCCTGTACCTGTACCCAAAGCAACAACTACAGTGCCTGAAGGAACACCTGATCCCGTTATTTGCGTTCCGATACCTATAACACCAGCAGAAACGGCAGTGATATTTATGCTTGTGCTGGTGCTTGTGTTCGCAGTCCCAGCAAACGCTGTGGTAATAGTGCTTAACAGCCCTACGCCACCAATACCCGTAGAGCTTGTGCCGCCTGCACCAACACCGCCTTGACCACCACCACCACCGCCAAAGTTGCTGTTTGAATCTCCAGCGCCACCATTCCTACCTTGGCCTGCTGTTCCAGTTCCACCAGCAAATCCGCTTAAATAAGCAGCACCGCCGCCAGAGCCGCCATTTGCACCAGCTTTACTAAGATCAATACCCCCACCGCCGCCAGCTATTGCGGGGCTGGAGCCTGATGCTGAAAATACAGAATTGTTGCCGTTTCCATTTGCAGCAGTTGTATTAGATGATGCTGATGTTCCACCGGCCCCAATTGTTACTGTGTAATTTGTAGCAGGGGCAATAGTTAACGATGTAGATGAAACCACACCTCCAGCACCGCCGCCGCCACTATATTGATAGCCTCCAGAACCACCGCCAGCAATTAACAAAAATTCAATTGGAAAACTTGAAGTAACCCATGCAGACGCTTTTTGCGCCTGCATTACATCACTAGTAGTCCAGATTCCACTGGCGCTAGAAGTTGATGTAGGCTGTTCTGTCGATGAAAGAACAGACCCCTTGTATTGCGTAGACATTAAGTAATTGCTTCAAACGATGACGTTAACTCAATCGCGCTTGCAGTTCCAACAGTCACCACAATAGACTGCGCTTCACCCAAATAGAACGCCGTGCTTTTGTCCACGATCACGATAGAAGCGTTTACTGGAACAGGAACTTGATAGATTAGGCGGTAGTTTGTACCAGCACCAGCCGCTGCGCTGTTAATTGCAACGGTTACTGTAGCGACGGCAGCCGTTACATTTGACGCAACAATGTTGTTAACTTTATTGACCGTGCCAGCAGCAGGCGTAAGTGCAGTCCAAACCGTAGCAGATGTTGTGCTAGGGATTAGATAGTTTGTACTTCCGTAAATAGAGCTTGTGTTAATAAGATTGGGGTTTGCCATAATTAATATCCAAAAACAAGCGACATAACAATCGCCCGGTTAAAAGGAACTGCTCTTGCGGATGGGTAGGTTACAAATACATTCTTTGTGCCTGCGGAGAAATTTACTAACGACCCCGCATTACTAGAAGAAATTACGGTGGTTCGGGATAACGTTGTGCCGGACGCTGTATACGTCCCAATGCCAACCTCCCACTCTGTACCTCCCGCAATGGTGTAGTAGGTGGAGTTGCCATCCCCAACGGCAGCAAAAGTCTGATAGCCCGTTGTTGCTCCGGCAAGCGTAACAGTGCCTGTACCCGTCGTTGCGGTAGTCTCTTGAACCCGATCAGCTAAGACAAGTGCCATTTAAACCTCTATGTTGCGCTGTTAATCAACACCCATCCTGCGGTCTGACTATCTTCAATTGTAGACCAGCCGGGTGTTTGTGTGCTATTAATATCAATCCAGTTTGCGGTTTCGCTGTTATCAATCAGGCTCCAATACACAGGAATTAATGTTCCAACAGAGCCAGCCGCAGAAACGCCGGTTAGGGCCAATGTCCTGTTGCCTAAACTCACGCTGCCAACAGAGGCTTGCGCTGCCGTACTGGTCAGATCAAAACCAAACCCAAATTCAACAGAACCTACATTACCTTCCGCAGTAAGCGGTCTAAGTGGTACAGACAAATACCCAACTTCTCCTGCCGCCTGAACGCCTGAAAGTGCAACCTGTACGCTCTGAGTTACAGTTCCAGTCGCTCCAGTTGCGGCATTCCCGGTAATGCCAATACTAATTCCTTTGTCAGAAACCGTACCAACCGCGCCATCCGCAAAAACACCTGTTACGGCGTTAGTATTACTTAAAGCAAACGCGCCGAGTAAACCGCTTGCAGTAGTGCCTGTAAGGTCAACTGTCCGGCTGCTAGTAAGAGTCCCTGCCGCACCATCCGCAGCAACTCCCGTGATGCCAATACTAATCCCCTTATCAGAGACTGTACCAACCGCACCAGCCGCAGAAACTCCAGTGATAGCTTTACTAACACTGACCCCGACAGTTCCTACACTACCTGTTGCAACATCCCCATCCTCGGCTTGATCGGTGCTTGAGATTAATGCGCCAACTAAACCAGATGCCTCTACCCCTGTTAAGGCAACTACAGTTCCAGTAGAGCCGCCCCAAGGGTCAGAACCCCAAGTGCCGTATCCCCACGTACCCAGAGTTGGGACTATGGCGGTATCGCCAGTAGCGCCAAAAGGCGCTCCAGCAAAAGGGGTTATACCAAACATGGCCTACGGCTTTACGCCGCCCCGCTATTAGGTTGTTGCCAAACGCAACAAAGCAGTCGTAGTGGTGTTGGACGGCATGGTCAACGTAAATGTTCCAGCAGTGATTGTCTGCGAACCAAACGTGTGGACACTGATTGCCTTATTACTCTGCGTTGAGTTATACAACAACACGCAATCAAACGCCGTAGCCAATGTAACCGATGTGTATACAAAAGATGCAGAGGGAGTCCAGTAACCCACGCCAGCCGTTGCAGACGAGTTTGTAGATGTCGGAGCCGTAGCATTCGTGACCGTTATACCGCCAGCCGTATAGCCCGCACCAGAAACTTCACCGGTAGTTGAATACGCCGTAGTAGCAGCGTTAATCGTAGCCGAAGCGAGGAACAATGCCGCTTTCAAGGTGTCCGTAGTAGGAGTGGTCAAGCTGCCACGGGAAACAATAGTAGAAGCGCCAAGTTGGTGTTGGCCTAGCATCAGTTCACTAAGGAACGAAGTAGCCATTGATTGAGTATTAGCCATAATATTTCCTTAAAAAGATGCGGTATCGCCACCGGCAAAGGTAGGCACTTTTTTCAACGTAACATGCACTGATCGGTGAACCAACTCTTCATCCAGCCAGTACTCAACCCATGTGGTTAGCTCGTTTTCGTTATCGACTGTACCTTCCCGCTTCTCAAGCAGGGAATCATCCATGTCGCCTTTGGTAGTAGTAACGATCAATTTGAACTCCTGATAAGCGCAGTAGTTGAAGTGTTTGCTGGCATAGTGATTGTAAACGTGGTGGTCGATGTTTTGTCAGACCCAAAGTCCAACACTGCAATCGACTTGTTACCCTGCGTGACGTTGTAAATCAAAGCGCACCGGGCGGTCAAAGCCGCTGTCCAAGACACGTTGCTCCAGTTCACATAGGCCACATAGCCAGATGAACTGATCTGAACCCCAGTCAAGGCTTTACCGCCTGCCGTGTAGCCTGCACCAGAAACCTCATTGGTTACGCTGTAAACGGTTGTGTCTTCGTTTAAGTTTGCATTACCTGTGTACAGGGCTATGTAGATCGTATCCGTGGATAGATTGTGGACAGCCTGGTACAACTCTTTTTTAAAGCTGGTGGTCTGGGTTTGAAGAATAGTCATTAGCTAACCTCAACCCTAAGTTGACCGCTGCGATATGCATCCTGGCGCTCCATTCCATCGCCCAGGCGTTTGGCCAATGCAATTGCTTCAACATATTTTTGCTTGTAGAGTGCAACTAAATCCGTCTCACCCTTCATAAAGGTATAGGCCTCTACCAAACACCCATACAGTAAGGCTGTATCAAAGTTATCACCAAGCCATGTAGTGCCGGCGGTGGTAATGGATTCTGGGTAGTAATAGTAATGAAGCTCTGCGGAATATGTTGCATCCGGGGTTGGGCCGAGGATAAAACTCAACTCATTGGATATAGTTCCGCTAGAAACAGTAGGCCCAAACAATGCGTAGTATTTTGGCGTTCCTGTACTTGTTGGACCAGGGTACGCCTCACGCATAAAATTCACATCTTTGTTTAGTAAGAATGTGAAGTCTCCTCCACCATATGGATATATGGCTAATGAGTATGGGGCCAAGAAGTCCTCTGGGCAAGACAGGTACTTATTGCTTGATGTGATTGTCCCGGTCACGTTCTTACGCAACGAGGGAAACTGCACCGAGTTATAGATTCGCTGTTCCGCCTGCTCAATGAAGCGGTTAATCTGAGCCGTCGAAGATACAGTAGACGAGTCCGCAAGGGTAATCGTCGGAAAGTTATTTTCCGTATACGTTTGTATCGCCGCCGAAAGCTCAGAGTAGTTCATGCCATTGGACCCCGTGCCATCACGCCCTTGGTAGCGCAGCCAGTGCCACGAATTTTGATACCATCAGTTTTAGCAGAAGATGGACGCTTATTGCTAAATCCATTCAACGTCATGTCAAGCGTATCAGGATTACTCATGTTAGGAGGAGTAACGCTGGTAAATTCAGCAGGCGCTCCAGACATGGTGTGGGGCTTTGCGTAAACACTAGCTGGGCCAACTTCTTTGCCGCCCTTTTTCATGGAATAAGCCATAAATTACCCCTTTTGATTCATAGCGCGGGACATGTTTTTACCGTATTTTTTACGGTCCATGCTAGTAGGACCACCCTTTTTTAACTTAAGAGTAGTGCCTTTCCCGCCTTTATGTTCTTGAGCATCATGCTGTTTGAACGCCTTCTTGATCATGGCCTTGTCTTGCGCCATATCCATTTTTTCTTTAGCCATCATAAACTCCTATGAAATCGTTACTGTGCCAACACTTGTAGTTCCAACCAAGTAATTAGGCGTTAAAACTGCATCAAACCCACTTGCCCCACCTACTGGGAACCAACCCCACTGGATATCCCTAGATCCTCCAGTTGGTGTTCCTTGAGCCCCATTTGTTAACTGTAATCCATTCAATCCAGCCGCAACATAAGTTGTGTCCGGGCGAGGTTGGTATACAGCCTGGGGATCATTAACCGGATACATCCCCAACTGTAACTGCGGTTGATCAGGGTCCCAACATTCCTCACAAACTTTCAATTGATAGAGTTTAGTCTTAATGACTTCAATTTTCAATTGCTTTAATTTATAACGCTGGCCACACCGATCA